CTGTTCTATCGCTGAATAGATACCATAAAGTCTGGATTTATCCATGGCCCGTGGGAGGTCAATAAAAATAGGCACCGTCTTCCTGATATTTTTACCCATTAGCATGTTACATGCGGACTGTATTATCTTCTCGCCATCATTACAAATAGGTAGGCAGAGACCACCCATTGTTAGTCTTAGGTGATGTGCTATGGTAGACTTACCATTACAACCTTTATAATCTACGATTATATTTATCTTTCTGTCATCAAATGTAGAACATATATCTTTGATGCCTTGTTGCCAAGGGTAAAGTTTATCTTCAATGCCTCTGTATTGCCTTGGTATGTATTTCGCTTTATCTTTAGAGGTCCATGGACCCTCGATCCGTGTATGTTCTTTAGAACAGTATTCAAAAAATATTTCATCGCTGGTAGCACCTGATGATGTAGGAGAAATAGCATTACTGTGGATAACTAATCCACTGTCTGTTAACATGTTGAAAAAAGTATTAAGTCTTTTTTTGTTGTGTAGTGATATCCTGCACTGGTAGTGTTTATAACCTGTGGTGTCGCCCTGCTCTAATTGAGAACACCACTTCTTACCATGCTTGGATAGAAAAGATAAAATTAATTCCTTGTCAGGATTTTTGTCAAAAGAAATTGTAAAATCATAATTATAAATTAAACTCATTTTTACTTAAACAATTATAAAAATATTAAGTATTTAACTTCTCCGCAAATCACTAAGTTTAGGAGCATATTCTGTAAGACGCGTTATGCTGTTGTTACAAATCAAAATAGTAAAGTTTACCGTAGTAAATAAAAATTGTGTGTATAACATAGACATTTTGGACATTTTTAATATATATTAAGAAAATAATTAAGCGCCGGTTCTCAAAAAAAAAATCTATGCTAAAGTATAAAATGGCCCGCCGCAAACAATCAAACCCCAAAAGAGTTCCTCGCATGTTTCAAAAAACTTCCACTTATCATCGCAGAAGACCTGCTAAGAAGACCTACAGAGGTGTTCAAAACAAATTTAAGTTAGCAAAACCCCGTATGGGACAAGTTAAGTCAATCAGCACAATGGCAGAGTGTAAAAGATTCAAGGGATGGAGTATTAAGAACAATCTCCCAACACCAATTCAAACACAGTATCTAGGTGTCACAAACTCCGCTACATTCATCCCCATAGACCCATTCTATTTCATGAAATCTCGTAGAGATGTAGATGTTCAAGGCACTATTGAAGGTCGTGATATCTTCTCTAAGTATCTTCAAACCAAATTAGAAATTAAGTATCCCGAAAGTGTATTCGGTCCTCAAGGTGGTACTCGTCCACTCGAGGTTATATATGGCGTAGCAACGCCTATGAATTTAACAGATAGAACAACCCCATCCAATATCGGTGTTACGGCACAGGAGGTGATGGATCATATCATAGAACAAGTCGCAAGAGACTTTGATAGTATAAATGACACAATGGATTTTGATGTAAGATCTCGGCGTTCGTATAATATATTAGGACGCTTTAAAGTCAAACCTAATAACAATGGATTAATACCGTCACCATTTAGAAGTGACGCAGCAGGTGGTCAAATAGGTTCTCTAGTAGGTAATAGAGACGTCCCACCACTTCGTAGAAATGTAAATTGGCCAATGATGAAAAAGGTCAGATTCGAGCGTTCAGTAGCAGATAGTGCTGAACCATTCTTGTATCCCAATCAAGCATACATGCCTTTCCTCTTGTTATACAATCCTGATCATGCTAATTATTCTCTAAACACAACTGATGCTGAAGGCACACCTGAAATAAAACAAATCAAAGTCAGGCATAACTCTATGCACTGGTTTAATGATTTCTAAGACAACGCCGTAAGGCGCAAAAGCAATAACAAATTATAGTAACTTAAAGGGAAATTTATTTTCCCTTTAACTCGCACTAAAAAATTTAAGAATTCCTTGAAATGTTCCAAGTGTTCCAATGATTACGAATTAATATAGAACAAGGGTTTTTTTAATTATTACAGCGCAAGCGCCTAAAAACCCTCTTTTAAAGTTCGTTGAAAGTAACTTTAATCAACTCATGGTTCTTGACTGTGAAGATATTCCATCTATCGTGGGACAACATTTGTTCGTCAGGACATGTGTTAGTAGTCACAAATATGTGAGGACTGTCAAAGTCCCACTCTTTCCATGAGTTACGCACATCATAGACCCATCCACTTTTTATCTGTTCTATCGCTGAATAGATACCATAAAGTCTGGATTTATCCATGGCCCGTGGGAGGTCAATAAAAATAGGCACCGTCTTCCTGATATTTTTACCCATTAGCATGTTACATGCGGACTGTAT